TGCACTATTACAGACAAGGAGAAATTATGGTAAGACCATTTGACGTAAGTAAATTTAGAAAGTCAATAACAAAAAGCATCGGTGGTATTTCTACAGGTTTTGATTCTGATCCGGACACATGGATTTCAACAGGAAACTACTGCCTAAACTATTTGATCAGTGGCGACTTTAACAAAGGTATACCACTAGGCCGTGTAACAATGTTGGCAGGTGAATCAGGTTCTGGTAAGAGTTTGGTTGCTTCTGGTAACATTATCAAAAATGCACAAAAGCAAGGTATATTTTGTATTGTGTTTGATTCAGAAAATGCATTAGATGAAAATTGGTTACAAGCACTTGAAGTGGATACATCCCCAGAAAAATTAATGCGTATCAACGTAGCAATGATTGATGATGTAGCAAAAACTATTTCTGAGTTTGTAACAAATTATAGAAACGATTATGGTTCGCTAGAGGTTAGCGAAAGACCAAAAGTTATGTTTGTAATTGATTCATTGGGTATGTTGCTGACTCCAACAGACACTGCACAATTTGAAAAAGGTGATTTGAAAGGTGACATGGGTAGAAAACCAAAAGCCTTAACAGCACTTGTAAGAAATTGTGTTAACATGTTCGCTGAGTTGAACTTGGGATTAGTTTGTACGAATCACACATACGCATCACAGGATATGTTTGATCCAGATGATAAGATTAGTGGCGGACAAGGATTTGTATATGCAAGTTCAATTGTTGTTGCTATGAAAAAACTAAAACTTAAAGAAGATGAATCTGGAAACAAGATATCAGATGTTACTGGTATTAGATCAGCAGTTAAAGTAATGAAAACAAGATTCAATAAACCATTTGAATCAGTACAGGTAAAAATTCCATATGAAGCAGGAATGGATCCTTACAGTGGTTTAGTTGATCTTTGTGAGAAAAAAGGATTGTTGGTTAAAGAAGGTAATAGGCTTAAATACGTTGACCGATTTGGTAAAGAACATAAACATTATAGAAAAGATTGGACAGGTGAAAATCTTGATCTTGTAATGGCAGAATGGGGTACAATCAAGTCGGAGGTAGAAGCAGAAGAAACTGCTGAAGCGGAGGCATAAAGATATGACAGAAGACATTCAAGTTTTATTAGAGGCATGGGATAAACTAAAAAATTATATTCCTGCCAAAGATAGACTTGACGCGGCGATATCATATGTAAACATCATTGATGATTATGGTGCAGATGAACAAGATTGGAGAGAAGTATTTTCTTCATCAAGTCATTTACATGAAGCATATAATGAAGTTTACGGAGAGATGGAAGAAGAAGATCCATATAGTGAAGATGAAAACGAGGACTATTAATGATTAATTGGTATGGGTTAGTTTCAAAAGACTTAGGTAAATTACCTGATTGTATTGATCACTATATGAAAGAACTTGAAGAAGCAAGGGTAGAAGCAGGACTTAAAGGAAACATTGAACGTAATGCTTCACAAATACCTGGAGTAGTTGAACATAGGTTCAATCAACTTCAAGAAATTGAAGCCATACTAGAACATCTTAATATTGAATTACGTAAAACAAGAGCAAAACATTATAAGAAATTTTTAGAAGCATATCAAAGAGCTTTAACATCAAGAGATGCTGAAAAGTATATTGATGGAGAAGATGAGGTTGTTGCTATGAGTCAACTTATTAATGAATTCGCTCTTGTACGTAATAAGTATCTTGGCTTGTTAAAAGCAATTGATGCCAAGCAATTTCAAATCAACAACATTGTAAAATTAAGAGTAGCAGGATTAGATGATGCCGAACTATACAGCAAAAACTCAAGATAAAACAACTCAATACGGTTGGAAAAATCATGAAGATGATCCTATGGAACAAATGCGTAGATCATTACTTGCAAAAGATGACCAAATCCAACAATTGAAAAGAACTATACAAGATGAAGTTAAAGAAAAATATTCTTTGTACAAAAGAGTAAAAGAACTTAATGAAGAATTATATAAGTTAAAAAATAAATCTAAGAATAATCTTTAAGAGGACCGCCATATTTTTGGCCACGTACTTTTTTACCTCTTAAGGTTTTGCCACCATGTTTTTTACCACTATCTCTAGCACGTAAACCTTGTGATCTACAACTGGCCTCATCAGATGCACCAAGTTTTTTATCACTTTTACACACAGAACTGGGTACTTTACCCTTCCATTCACCTATAAGATCATTGATTTTCATACAATTATTTAGCCAAAAAACCTTGACAAAACAACTAAATATGCTATAGTAATATGATGAAGAGATTTAAAATATTATTAATTTTGATTTTAATTAGCACACCAGCAATTATGTTTTTTCCAAAAACACTTGCTGAAACCAGTGACAAGGTTGAGACCATTGGATTTAATAGTACTCCAATTAAAAACAATAAAGATTTTGTTGAAAAGATTTTTAGATGTGTTGAAGGTCTATATGCTGATTATCAAAGATATCCGCTGGAACGTCAAGTTCCTTTCGATCTAATTGTGGCTATGGCGGCCTATGAAAGTGCATGGGGAACAAGTAGATTTGCAAAAGAAGGAAATAACTTTTTTGGTATTAGAACTTGGGATTTAGATAAAATTCCACACATGAAGGCCAAAGGAAGACCAGATGCAAATTGGGGTGTTCGCAAATATAGATCCATGTGTTCTTGCATACAAGATTACATACAAATTTTAAATAACCATCCTGCTTATGAAGAATTTAGAATAGCAAGATCTTGGGAAGTTAAAATGTATGGATACACAAACGCAACAACACTTTCTAGATTTTTAGTTGCCTGGAGTGAATTAGGTGAGCAATATACTGACAGGTTGAAACAAATTATTTTGTTAATACACAAAAAAGGTTATTACAAAGACTTACCAGTTAACCTAAGAGGCCAAATTACTTACAACTTCAAGTAATCTCTTGCATTTTTATTGTAGATAAGTTATTATAGTGTTATGTCTAAAGTCGCGAAATTAATTATTAGAGATGAAGTCAATGTGAAGTTTGAAGGTCTTGATGTTATAACAAGACGGAAAATTTCAGATAAACTTAAATTCTTTTTGCCGTATGCATATCATTTGCCTGCATATAAGTTAGGTAGATGGGATGGTAATATACGTTTTTGTGATATAGGCGGCAGGACATATTTAAATTTGTTAGATAGGATACTTCCAATTATTGAAGATCAAGATTATGAAATTGATATTGAAGATAATAGAGAAGTACATGAATTTAAATTTGAGAAAATAGATGAAAGTTTACACTTCGAAAAAACATGGGGTCCAAAACATCCACAAGCAGGACAGCCGATTGTATTAAGAGATTATCAAGTAGAAACAATTAATAAGTTTTTAGAAAATCCACAATGCCTACAGGAGATTGCCACAGGTGCTGGTAAAACAATTATAACAGCAACATTATCACAATTGGTACAACCATATGGAAGATCAATTGTAATTGTTCCTAACAAATCACTTGTTACACAAACAGAAGGTGATTATAAAACACTTGGTTTAGACGTTGGTGTATATTATGGTGAACGTAAAGAATTTGATAAGCAACACACAATTTGCACTTGGCAGAGTTTAAACAACATGCTTAAGAAAACTAAAAAGTTTGAAGCAGAAGTTAGCATAGGAGACTTTTTGCAAGGTGTAGTATGCGTTATGGTAGATGAAGTACATCAGGCTAAAGCAGATGTACTTAAAACACTATTAACAGGCCCATTTGCAACAGTTCCTATACGTTGGGGGCTTACAGGAACTATACCAAAAGAAGATTATGAAAAAGCATCTCTTCAAGCAAGTCTCGGTGAAGTTATCAATAAGTTATCAGCAAGTGAATTGCAAGACAAAGGTGTATTAGCAAATTGTCATGTTAATGTTATACAAACACAAGAAACAAATGCATTTTCAACTTATGCAAGTGAGCAAACATTTTTAGTAACAAATGAAACACGTTTACAATTTATTGCTGACTTGGTTGATACAATGAGGGCAGAAGGAAATACACTTATTCTAGTTGATAGAATTAAAACAGGACAAGCACTTGAAGAAATAATTGTTGATTCAGTATTCATACAAGGTAGAACTAAACTAGAAGATAGAGAAGAAGAATATGACGAAATTGCTACAGAGCAACACAAGGTCATTATTGCTACATACGGTGTAGCGGCAGTAGGTATTAATTTGCCAAGAATATTTAATTTGGTATTGATAGAACCAGGTAAATCTTTTGTAAGAGTAATACAGTCGATTGGTAGAGGTATTAGAAAAGCAGAAGATAAAGACCATGTAGAAATATGGGATATAACAAGTGCTTGTAAGTTTTCCAAACGTCATTTAACAACAAGGAAAAAGTTTTACAAAGAAGCAAATTATCCTTTTACAATTGAGAAAGTAAATATAGAATGAACATATTAACAGTTGACAATAACACTTACAATTTAAATGCAGTACCAACGATAGTGGAAGATTTGCAATACTGTGTTTTGGATTGCACAAATCCAAAAGCATTAGATTATTTTTATATTCCGCTTATCTTTTTAGAATCTTTTAATGCTCCGGCAGTAATTCTTGACATTGGAGGTCAAACAATCGAAATGCCAATGGATTGGAGTATAATGATCGGAGAAAAAGAAATGGGTGTTTGCGAGATGTTGCCTTTAACTAGTTTGAATGACAGAGGATTTGAAGCATTTGTATACAATCCATTTTCAGGATACACACATGATTTTAAAGAAGTTAAAATAGTAAATGTGTTTCAAGAAGTAAAATGGTTTTTTCCAAAATTAAAAAACGGACATATTTTAACAACACCATTAACAACAGGTGATAAACCAAATTGTGTTTACTTTGCAAAAGAACTCAACCAAATTCCTGACCAAATACAGGTAGGAGATTTAGTGTGAAGATTGCAATAATTGGTTGTAGTTATTCATCTATTGAAACGTATGATGATTACACAATCGGTTGGCCATATCAATTGTATAAAAAATATCCACAGCATGATTATTACAACTATGCATTAGGTGGTCGCAGTATTGACTATGCAACTTGGTGTTTGTTAGATTCAAAAATAAACGATATAGACTTTGTTTTTGTAAACAGAACGTACCATCCAAGAGTAGGAGTAATGCAGGATGTAGTTGATGCTGATGATTTAAATAAATTTGAATTTTACGAAAGAAAAGTAGATGATAATTTTTATCAGAAATATTTGTTAGGTAGTGAACTATGGAGAAGTGGTGGAGGAACTAGATTAACAAAAACACCAACTCCTTTTTCTTTATCTAAAGTGCATTCACCAAATGCACAGGAACGTTATGCAAAACACTGGTTAGATAATGTAGCAGTATCAGAACATAGACAGTCTTATGTTGATCAATTGTACAATAATATGCATAAACTTTATAATTTTAAATATTTTAAACTATTAGAGTTCAATAGATATCATGGTACTAATAATGTTTGGAAAAAAATAAAAAAAGAATACGGAGTCGAAACAGCTCTATCAATATCTGACACAGATGACCATTGGACAAGAGATGGAAACAAATGGGTGCTAGAAAACTTTATTTTAGATAAAGAAACAGTTGACATTTTAGAGAAAGGCAAATAAAATATGAAGATAGCAACGAAAGATCCGGGCAAAGCACACTTTTATATCAGTCTGGTAAAAAGTTTTATTAGAATAGTTGGGTGTGGCTTTTTAATGGGTGGTAATTTTTTAATGGCAGGATTTCTATTGCTACTAGCAGAAGTATTAGGGATTGCTGAGGAATTGTTTTAATGGCAACAAACACTAAAAAAATAAATTTAAATCAAATGTTGTACAACATTGATATGGCCAATTCAAAGTGGTATAACACACTCGACGAAGAAGAAAAGAAAACATTTTCGCCATACACAGCAATGAGATTTACAAGCAATGTACAAGGACAAAAAGCATTCAAAGAACACTACATACTTTCTGTGAATGAATTTGCAAACAAACATTTTGGCACAACACAAAAGCATGAAGGTGATTCGGAAATGTTTTGGAAGTTGTTATCACTAGCAGGTATTAAAAAGAAAATGTTTCATCCATGGGTAAAAGCACCCAAAGGCAAAGGCAAAAAAACTGGTGTAGATAAATTACTAGCAGAGTGTTTTCCACATGCAAAAATAGATGAAATAGAAGCATTGAAAATGATCAATGATGTTGATGGTTTTAAAAAATTAGCACGTCAACAAGGATGGACAGACAAAGAAATAAAAGAAATAGGCAAATGATGTTTGAGTGTAAGTATTGTGGTAAAAAGTTTACAAAAGAATCAACATTAGCAGTACATTTATGTGAACCAAAAAGACGTTATCAACAACAAGATGAACGTTTTGTACAGTTGGCATTTAGAGCATATCAATACTTTTATAAAAAAACTATGCCACAAACACAAAAAGATAGAACATATGATGACTTTGCCAAAAGCAAATACTACACAGCATTTACAAAATTTGGAAGATATTTATATGATGTACATGTAGATGATCCTAGCAAGTATATTGATTATTTGTTGAAGAACATGGTAAAGATTGATCGCTGGCATTTGGATTCTGTATATGAAAAATATATTAAAGAACATTTAAGAAATGAACCAGCACAAACGGCAGTTGAACGTGCTGTGATTATAATGAAACGTTGGGGTCTCGATAATGATCAAAACTTCAATGATTGCTTACAAAACATAACACCAAACAGGGCAGTTCATTTTATTAGATCTGGAAAACTATCTCCTTGGGTCTTGTATAATTGCGAAAGTGGTGTTAAACTATTAGAAAGATTAAACAACGAACAAGTTGGACTAGTACATGATTATATTGATCCTGATTACTGGACGGCTAAATTCCAAATGGCACAACAGGATGTACAGTTCGTTGAACAGGTGCTAGAAACGGCAGGTCTATAATGACATTTGATTTTGATGGTGTTCCAGAAATAGTAGCCAAGGTGGCAACTAGTAGTGATAATGAAACTGTAAAAGAAAAATGGGAAGAATTAAAAACGTTGGTACATTTAGTACATAAAGATGAAGTAATAAGACAACGAACAAAATTAGATGATTGGAAAAACAGAATGAGTTCTGTAAATCAAGAAATATCAAAATTGCAACAATCGTCATGGGGTGTTGGAATAGAAAAAGACGATGATTATACTTTTGACGTTACTTATGGTGGTGGTAGTTTATCCATGGGTGACTACACAACATCTATGTCAACAACTTTCCATACACCAGAAGATGATCAAATGGAATTAAAATTTCCTATGAGTAAAGATGAAGAATACGCAAACGCAGGCCTTACAGATGAGCAAATGAAACATATAGAAGAAAATACTTTGTCAACACCTTTGTCAGAATATGAAGCAATTGAAAATTTAAATTATTCAAAAGAACACATTAAACAAATGCAAGATCCAAGACACAACCAATGGGGAATTGCAGGAGAACCTAAAAAAGCAAATGACTAATATAGCAAAAACAGATATTGATATTGATGTAAAAGATAGAGATGTTTTACTAGAAAAGTTAAAACATATTCCTGCTAGTATTATTCAAAACGGTGAAATAAAAAAACACAACACTGGTGTTTATTTTACTGATATTCCTGTTCATCCATTTACAAATACAGCAAACATAGATTACAAACAAGCAGAAGATAGAGGTTATTTTAAGTTAGATATATTAAATGTTGGTGTTTATGAAAAAGTTAAAGATGAAAAACATTTACAACAATTAATTAATCAAGAACCTGATTGGTCGTTATTAGAGCATAAAGAAATAGTTGAACAATTATTTCATATACATAATCATTATGATATTGTTAGCAAGTTGAAGCCAAAGTCGGTTGAACAATTAGCGGCAGTTTTGGCAGTGATACGTCCAGCAAAGAGAAGTTTACTTAATGCAACTTGGCCAGAAATTGAATCAAATGTTTGGGTAAAACCAAATGATGATAGTTATTATTTTAAAAAGAGTCATGCTATTGGATATGCTTTAGCAATCTGTGTACAAATGAATTTGATGTCTAATCGTCAGTCTTTTTAACTAATTGAATTTGACGTCTTTTAATACGTTTTCTTATTATATTACCTAAACTAGTTGTTGGTCCAAAAATCATTTTAATATCTTTAGTAGTAAATGTTTTAAGCCAGTTTTGATATTGAGTAAATTCTCCCGCTAAAAATATATTAATAGGGATTACTCTATTTGATTCCCACCACCAAACATCACCTAATCTTAAAAAATCTGCTTTTAGTTGATCAGTTGGGATATCATCATATACATATATGCTGGTTACAAAATCATCTTGATTTTGTACAATGCCTACATATTCGTTGGTGCCATGTTTTACACACGACAAAAAGGGAAATTTATCTGCTAATTCGTTATAATCCATGCTTTACAATTTTCTTTTAGTATATACTCGTTAGTTCTATTTAGCAACATAAATATATATGAAGATTAAGGAAAACATAGTATGACAGTAACGGTATATGTATATGACGATACTCATACAGTGATAGTAAATACAAGTGCAAATCAAGGTAGTACAACAATGTATGATAAAACTATAAAATTGTATCAAGGTATTGATAACACTGTGAAGTTTGCGTTAAAAGATAATGATAGAAACGCAGTTGATTTAACTAATCTAACTGTAACATTTAACGTAGTAGATGCAAACACAAACGAATCAATACTTGCAAGACCATTAACAGTATCAAATGCAGTCAAAGGACTAGCACAATTAAATTTACCATCATCTGATATTGATGATGTTGCTGGTGCATTTTACAACTATTCACTATACACTACTAACGCATCATCTGAACAGCAAGTGGTGTTTACAGACCTTAATGAAGCGGCACACGGTACATTAGAAGTAGTTGAAGGTATTGCTTCTAACCCAAGAAAAACAGAAGAAATCACTTTTGAAAGTTCAAATCCAAATTTCACTAAACAAAATATAGGTAAAGCAACAACTGGAGAAACGTGGTATTATTCAAGTGCAGTCGCTGGTGCAAGTGAAAGAAATTTAACTTCAGCAAAACATACTATTGCATTATATTCAAATGGATTTGATGGAGACTTCATAGTTGAAGGTTCTATGGAAAGTACAGCAAATACAACAGACCACACACAATGGTTTCATATTAAATTAGATGGACAGTCTAATGATTATGTGTCATTAACTAATTCAACAACGATTGCTTCATACAATTTTACAAGTATGGCAAAATGGATTAGAATAATTTACTTACCGACAGCAGTAGCTGATGTTGGAACTATTACTAAAATTCTAGTTAGGAATTAAAATGCCAATCCAGCCAATGGATATTAAAGAAATCAAAACACAAGGTTTTGAGAGAGTGGTTCATGGATATCATGAAGAAAGCAATTTCAGTGCCTATATTGCAATTCATACTTTAAAAAATGGTCCAGCATTTGGTGGTATAAGATATTTTGATTACAAAGATAATGAAAGACCTTATCTAGATGTGCAAAAACTTGCAGAAGCAATGACTGAAAAATGTATGGTCGCAGGAATAAAGTTAAGTGGCGGAAAAACAGCAATTCAAAAATCTTATCATAAAGACATAGGTGCTTTTCAGGTAGAAGAAAAAAGAATTTATCCTTATTTAGGAGAACTTATAAATTATCTTAATGGTGATTATTATGGTGGTCTTGATGTTGGTTTTAATTTTGATATGTTACAGCAACTAAGAAGATATACAGATTTTACAACAACTTATTCTGATCCAGACATTGGAAGTTCATGCACAGCATTTGGTGTTTACAACGCAATGAAGGCAGGTGTAAAATTTAAGTTAGGAAAAGATTCATTAGAAGGATTAAAAATTGCTATAAAAGGAATTGGAAAAGTAGGATATCAATTAGCAAATTATATTTTAGAAGATGGTGCTAGTATAATTGTTGCAGATAAAAGTGAAGACAAAATACAGTATATTAATGAATTGCAAAAACAATATCCTTTTAAAATTGAAATAGTAAATCACAATGAAATACATAAAAAAGAAGTTGATGTATATTCTCCTTGTGCAATGGGTAATGATATTAGGATATCAAGAATTTCAGATATGAACTGTAAAGTTATTTGTGGAGCGGCTAATAACCAATTAGATATAGTTGATTCTGCAATTGCTAAACAACAATTACTTGATCATAAAATATTATATGTTCCAGATACTATTGCAAACGCCGGCGGAGTTTTTAGATCTGCGGGAGTAATTTTAAAATCAAGAGATGAACAAGAATCCTTTAAAATGATTACAACTATATATGACAGAACTCTTAACATATTAGACATGGCCAGCGAACACAGAATTTCACCGGCAGATGTTTGTACAGAAATAGGACAAGCAATTAAAGGTAAGCCAAACAGGTTTAAAATGAAGTTAGACGGCTTATCTGGTGTTAAAGCAGGAAATAATACTTACAAGATTTAATTGACTTTTCAACTAAATTGTTATATTATATAACAATGGAATTACAAAATACAATTATTACACACATGCCTGGTAAAAGGAAAAAGACTCCTTCTGGGTGGACAACAATAAATTGTCCAATGTGTACAACCAATGGCCAATCAAGACCAGATACACGATCGCGTGGTGGATTTAGGTTTGTTGATGGAATGGTTTATCATTGTTTCAATTGTGGTTTCAGCACAAGTTATAAGCCAGGTAGAACTTTTGGTAAAAAACTAGTTGGCTTATTACGTGGTATTGGAGTTCCTGATAACGAAGTAAGAAGATTACAACTTTTGGCTATACGTGAAAAAGAAAATAATCCACAACAAGAAGAAAAGCCAAAACCTAAAATCAGTTGGAGAGAAATTCAATTACCAAAAGGATCAAAGCCTTTGATAGAAGTAATAAAACAAGACACACCTCCGGAAGATGCTATATGGGTGTACAAACATATTATTGATAGAGGATTAGATCACTTTGGAGATTTTTATTGGTGCAATGATACATATTTAGATTTGAATAGAAGATTCATTGTGCCATTTTATTACAATGGCAGTACAGTTGGTTATACATCAAGAATAATTGATCATGACAAAGACAAGCCAAAGTATTTTACTAATTCACAACCAAACTATATGTATAACATGGATGTGTTAAGTAAACGAAGAAAATATTTGATTGTAGTAGAAGGTGTGTTAGATGCATTAAGTATTGATGGACTAGCAGTGCTACACAATAAACTAAATCAAGTGCAAATTGATTTGATAAAAGAATTTGATGGAGAAATAATTGTATGTCCAGACAGAGATGCGGCAGGATCAACATTGATTGATCAAGCAGTTGAAAACGGTTGGTCAGTAAGTTTTCCGCCATGGCAAGATCATATCAAAGACTGTGCAGATGCAGTAAAACACTATGGACAGTTGTTCACAGTAAAAAGCATTATTGACAGTAGGGTAAATAATAAAACAAAAATAGAAGTATTAAGAAAGATTGCGTAGGAGAAACAATGGCTACTTTAGATAAAGATAACAAGAAAAAGTCAGGTCCTGAAAAACCACAACAACCATTACAACCAGGTATGATGATGTGGGAAGCTGGAATAATGTATTTCAGTGACGGATTTGACAGTAACACAACCAAACCAGTGATACAAGCAATAATTGAAAAAAATTTATTGCCAGATTCATCAAGACCAAAAGAATTAACTTTGGTGATTAATTCACCGGGCGGACAAGTACATTCAGCATTTGCATTAATAGATACGATGAAAGGATCAGCAATTCCTGTAAAGACAGTAGGACTTGGCATGATTGCATCATGTGGATTATTAACTTTCATGAGTGGTACAAAAGGTCGCAGGGTAATTACACCAAACACATCAATACTATCACATCAATACAGTTGGGGTAGTGTAGGTAAAGAACATGAACTATTTGCAAGAGTAAAAGAGTTCGAATTGAGCACAGCACGTATGATGGAACATTATAAAAAGTGTACAGGTTTGAGCGAAAAGAAAATTAGAGAAATACTATTACCTGCTGAAGATGTTTGGTTAAGTGCCAAAGAAGCAGTTAAGTATGGTATTGCAGATAAGATTGTTTCAACCTATTGATGTATGAATTTAGTAGAACAACATATAAAAATAAAAAGACGCTTAAAATTAATGACAACATTGTCCATGGTGATGGCAGTCGCGATTATTTTGATGTTGTTTATGATAGCAAAATTGCATGGTGACATAGGAGAACTTTGGGAATCATATCAAGAAATTAATATGTTCCTACTAGAAATAATTATGAAAGCACATAATAATATAGGAGTAGATACATGATAGAAGAACAAACAAAAAAATTTATACAAGAACAAATAGAAAATAATAGTGTATGCTTGTTTATGAAAGGTACGCCAGATGCACCTCAGTGTGGTTTTTCAATGGCAGTTTCCAATATATTAAAAGGGCTAGATGTTAATTTTGCAGGTATAAATGTATTAGCGAATCAAAATCTAAGAGAAGGTATAAAAATATACAGCGATTGGCCAACAATTCCACAATTGTATATCAATGGAGAATTTGTTGGTGGTTGTGATATTGTAAAAGAAATGTACCAAGACGGTGAATTACAGGAAGCACTAAAAAAGGCAAAATAATGGAAGTTACACTCGTTGATAAAATGGGATCTGACCTAACTGTGGTAAATGCCGCCAGAGTCAGTTTTGGAAAGAACAAAGAAGTATTTGATGCATCAGATGAAAAATTAATTTCATTTTTAGCAAGACACAATCATTGGTCACCATTTGCACATTGCAGTGTACAATTTAGAATTAAAGCACCTATATTTGTTGCTAGGCAGTTAGTAAAGCATCAAGTAGGATTGAGCTGGAATGAGATTAGCAGACGTTATGTTGATTACGAACCAGAATATTACATGCCCAAAAACTGGAGACTGAGAGCAGAGGACAAAAAACAAGGTAGCAGTAACGAAACGATCGAATATGATATCGCTAATACAGTAAAAATTGCTAATACCACATACACCGAGATGCTAGAAAAAGGCATCGCTCCTGAATTGGCAAGGATGATATTGCCACAAAACATGATGACTGAATGGTATTGGAGTGGTACTTTGTATGCGTTTGCTAGAGTGTGTGAATTAAGATGTGCTGAAGATACCCAAGTAGAAACAAGAGAAATAGCAAATTCAATTGATAAATTCTGTAATGAGGAATTTCCTTACAGTTGGAAACATTTAAGACTTGTAAAACAAAAAGAAAATGTGTAGTATAAAGATATGAATGATTTAAAAGACTATAACGAAGAACTGCAAAAACTATTTTTGGAGTTTTGTGCAACAGATCCTGAGTTATTTGTAAGGGTAAAAAATATTGTAAAAACAGAATATTTTTCACGTAAGTTGGCTAATGTGGTTAAATTTATGCAAGAACATTCTGAACAATATAATTCACTTCCAACTACAGAACAAATACAAGCAACATGTGGTGTCGAACTTAAAAAAGTTGATATTGATGAAAGGCACAAGAATTGGTTCTTTGATGAGTTTGAAACTTTTTGTAGACACAAAGCATTAGAACTTGCAATTATTCAGTCAGCAGATTTATTAGAAAAAGGTGACTATGGGCAAGTAGAAGATAAAATTAAACATGCAGTAAGGATAGGACTTACAAAAGATTTAGGTACAGATTACTTTGTTGATCCAAAAGCAAGATTGTTAGCACTCAAAGATAACAATGGTACAGTAAGTACAGGATGGTCAGCATTGGATCATAAATTATATGGCGGATTTAACAAAGGTGAATTGAATATATTCGCAGGTCAATCAGGTGCAGGTAAGAGTTTATTTTTACAGAATGTTGCATTGAATTGGGTCAATGTTGGTATGAACGTGATCTACTTTACTTTTGAATTGAGTGAAGAATTAAGTTCTATGAGAGTTGACAGTATGGCAACTGGTGTTGCATCAAATGAAATATTTAAGAAAATTGATGACATTGATTTAATGGTTAGGATGCAAGGACAAAAGTCTGGTAAGTTTCAACTAAAATATATGAATAGTGGTGCAACAGTGAATGATTTGCGTAGTTACTTAAAAGAATATGAAGTACAAACAGGTACAAAGCCAGATTGTATTTGTGTTGATTACTTAGATTTGTTGATGCCAATATCAAAAAGAGTTTCTCCAAGTGATTTGTTTATTAAAGACAAATATGTATCTGAAGAATTGCGTAATTTAGCAGTTGAACATCAGATTGTACTAGCCACAGCATCTCAGTTAAACAGAGCTAGTGTTGAAGAAACTGAATTTGATCATTCACACATTGCTGGTGGTTTGAGTAAAATACAAACAGCAGATAATGTTATTGGTATCCAAACAAGCAGAGCTATGCGTGAACGTGGCAGATATTTGATTCAACTTATGAAAACAAGATCAAGTGGTGGTGTTGGAACTAAAATTAACTTGGCATTTAATATAGATACCTTAAGGATTACAGATTTAACAGAAGCACAGATGGCTGAAGATGACAATATGACAACAGCTAATGTGGCAAGTTCAATTAAGAAAAGAACCAGTGTAATAACGCCTAAAAAGCCTGAAAATCAAGGTGCACAGGTGGCTGAAAAGGTTGAGCAGGTAGCAAATTTGCGTAGTATATTAAAAAGTAAGCGTCATCAATACTCTAATGAAAGTGATCTATAGTATGACTTTATATAGGCTTCTTTTTAGTATAAATAAGTGTATAGGAAAGTAAAGAGTTGATGACAATGAAAAGACACACCAAATCAATATTAGAAGAAATTTCTCAGTCGGTACCTCAAAACAACAGAGAGGCACTTATTGAATCACGTGCAAGTCACGTTATATCATCTGCTCTTAATTTGATTGATATGCTGTATGAATCTTATGATGAAAACACTGCTGGTGAATTATCTAGACGATTAGTCAACAGCATTAAAAGTTCGGATCCTGCAAAATTTGAACGTGGCATAAGAAGAGTAAACAGCAAAGATGAAACTAACAGATCTTAAAATTGACGAAAACGTAAACACACACCTAACACACTTAGAAGATCTATCTTTATTCAAAGGTAAAAAAGGTGCTGTTGAAGCCATAAGATTTTTAAAAAACTTATCAACAATAGTAAAAGGTCATTCACCTAAAAGATTCAATATTACTACAAAGTGGGATGGATCGCCTGCAATCATTTGCGGTAAAGATCCTGCTGATGGTAAATTCTTTATTGGTACAAAAGGTGTGTTTAACAAGAACCCAAAATTAAATAAATCAGCACAAGACATTGAAACCAATCATGCTGATACAGGTGATAGTGATAAAAGTGGTTTACGTAATAAACTAAACACAGTTTTACAACATTTATCAAAGTTAAATATTCAAGGTGTGTTGCAAGGTGATTTAATGTTTACACAAGGTGATTTGCAAGTAAGAGGTTTTGAAAATAAATCATACGTAACATTTAAACCAAATACAATTACATACGCAGTTCCAACTGACTCTGAATTAGGTAAAAAAATACAAAATGCAAAAGTTGGTATTGTGTTCCATACATCATACGAAGGTGAAAGTTTAGATAAAATGTCAGCATCATTTAAAGTTGATTTATCTGATCTAAACCAAACAGCAGACGTTTGGTTCGATGATGCTTATATAAAAGATTTTTCAGGAATGGCAACAATGACAGCTCAAGAAACTGAAGCAGTTGAAAATGCTATTGCTGATGCACAGAAACATTTAAATGCAATTGGTAATGCTTTTGAATTTTTAGATGGATCAGATGCTGGTAATGATTTAAAGATAAACATTGCCGCAAACATGAATAATAATATTAAACAGAATTCTATACAACAAGATCCAGAGCAGTTTTATAATCAGTTTGTAGCAGATTATACACGTAGAGCAGAAGAAAAAATAGCACAATTAAAAACAGGACCAGAAGGACCTGCAGGACAACGACGTCTAAATGCACTACAAATTGGACTAAATTACTTAAATACTAATAAGAGTAATATGATGAACTTTTATGCACTGTGGCTTAAATTAGGTGCTATAAAAGACGTATTATACAGAAAATTATCAAACATTAAAGCAATTGATAGTTTTGAAGAAGTAGACGGCGAATTAAAAGTAAGAGATCCGGAAGGGTTTGTTGCTGTTGATCATATTGGAAGTGCAGTAAAGGTTGTAGATAGATTAGACTTTAGTAGGAAAAACTTTATGAAAAGCGAAACAATAGAATTAGAGTTTGTAAACGATTTAATGACAGAAGCAAGAATGTTCAGATCAAGACATAAGTTATCTGAATATTCAGCACGTGATATGGCTAACAATGCCTTTGCACATATGATTGCATTGCAAGTAATGAATAGAGAATTTAAATATTCATCTATAGCAAGTACATACGCAAGTAGAACAGCAAGTTATGGTAACTTTGATTACTTTAGATCAAACGGTACAGATCTATATGCAATGATTCATTCGTTGTTTGGTAAAGGATCAATTACAAAATTTGCAGATGAAAAAAATAGTGAAATACTATTAAAAAGAATGCGTCCTAATATAACTTTATTAAAACAATTTTTTAGTCATATCGACTCATCAGGAGCAAATGCAGATTCAGAAAAAAGAATGTTAATGCAATTACAATCAATGTTGTTTATAAGTGATAGTAAATTACGTTCTATGAAACGTTTAGCAGGAGATTATGAAAATTTAAAAACAAGAGAAAAAAGAACATTAATTTCTAGTTTGCTAACGTACTTTAGAACAAACTCTCCAAAGTCATCATTGACTGCATACATTCAAAAGTTAGCAAGAGAAAGAGATTTTGTAGATGGTGAAAAAGTTAAACCATCAAAAGCAATGGCAGTTGGCGCGGCATTGGCTGGAGCATATATTGGATATAAATTAGGCAGAGGTAAAGGTCCATCGTATGCAGATAAAATGAAAAATTTTAATTTAAAAGATAGAAAGAAAAAGTAATGGCAGTAAGAATAAATGGAGCGGCAAGAGGTGGTGAGTTTATTAGCAGTAACTTACAGTTTTATATCATGTACACTACTATTGATATTGAACAAACTGGTAATTATCAAGATGTTACACAAAAAGATTTTGACTCAATTGTACAAATGATTGCAATGTTTTCACAGGTTATTATTTCAAATGATCCTGTAAATGTTTCAGACCTTAATGCCAATGGTGCACCAACATTAACTGGTGCCGGACATATATTTAAGTTTGCAGTAGAACACCCAGATGTATTCAACGACGGTGCAAATCCAATTGGAAAGTTAATTAGTTCAATGGATGGAGTTGTATTAAACGGCGGAACAATTGCAACTACTGGGTCAATAAATTTAGAATTCACTCAATCGGAGACATTATAAAATGGATAGTAAGCCACAAAAAGTACCAAAAGATTTAGCAACTTTAGAATCACAGAGTTTAGAAACTCATGTAGTTGTTTCTCATGAAAGACATGAAGAGATACAAAAAAGATTTGATAAAGTTGACATACGTATGGATAGAATGGAAGAAAATACAGATAGACAATTTACTAAAATTGAAAGAATCATTGTTTGGTCGATGGGTACACTATTCATTACTTTATTAACTACATTATTCACTATTGTGTATAGGGCAGGATAAAAATGATTATTGCTGAAATTGATAACAACGTTGATTTACCAGAATCAAGATTAATTTTTGGTCGCAAAGGAAACAAAGTGGTCAAAAAATATCGTTGTACTTTTGGCAGAAAAAAAGGAAGAATTGTTACTAATCCTAGTGTATGCTCTGCACCATTAGATATTAAAAAAAGATTTACACTTAAAAAAACAAGAGCACGTATGGGTCAAAGGATTATTAGAAAAGCATTACGTACAAAAAGATTTAATCCAGCATCAAGACGTGTAGCACAAATGAACAAAGCATTAAGAAGAAGGTAAATATTGGTATGAGCTTAAAAGATGATATTTTAAATACTATAGATGATCCAAAAGCATTTACTAATCAAGTTAGTAAATTAGTACATCTACCAACAAGTGTTGTTAAATCATTAACAGAACCTTTAGGTCTTAAAGATTATATGAATTTAGCAAAAGCAGTTGATGAGGAAGATCCAGAAAGTGCAAAACAAATATTACAATCTGGTTTTGAACAATTAGATGATGTTGCAAAAACTTTACTTGATGAATATACAAGTAAGGCCAACACATCAAGTAAGAATGTACCATCAGCTGGAAATACTGGTGGAAATACAACTATTAAGCCAACTACAACACAACCTACACAAAGCACACAAGATACACAAGGCACAAAAGACACACAAGGATCTGCAACAACTCAAGCAGATAAAATGACAAAAGGTGTTGATAAAGCAGTTGCTAGTTCAATACAAAAGTTACAAAAAGATCCTGAATTTGCAAAAATAATAAAATTTGCAGATTTGGTTGCAAAAAATAAAAAATAATTGTATAATACACAAATGTTTAGACAAAAAAGAAAACATAGATACGAAGTTGCATCACATGTCAAAGATCTAACTGAAGGCATGACTGCTAAAAATTTGACTGAACATCTTAGATTTTGGAGAATTATAGATAAATGGGGACCTTCTCCGAACAGCAATAAAGACTTTCTTATTGCAGTTGAAAAGCAATTAGAAAAAGTAAGAAAAAGCGAAGATAAAGTAAAGCAAACTAAAACAATTGATGATGCTAAATCTTTAGTTGACAATCTTAATAAATTAGACAAATCAGTACTAAAAGAAGTAGTTGAAGTAAGTATTTTAAATCCAAAATTTAAAAAAGCATTAACTACACAAAAAACTGATCATGGTGTGAAAGTTGGAAATTACTTAATAAAAATACGTCCTTTTAAAAAAAGATTCCTATATGATATACACAATATAGCCACTTCAGAAGTAGTAGTAAAAGACATAAGATTATACGAAATGGCATTTTGCTTGGTAAACTACTTAAATGATGAGTTATTAACTACAGATCCAAATATGATAAATTTACATGAAGTATACAATCAGTATATTAATTACTCAAATACAGCATCCCATTATAAGAAGATGTACTTTGATGCTAAAAAACAAGGTGAACAGGTAAAAGAAGCGAAAAATCAGCTTGAATTTGAAAAAAACAGGGATCAAGCACTAAAATGTAAAGCACAAATTATAGATCTGTTCAAAAAAAATACCGAATAAAATAAAGAAAAGTATAAATAAGTTAAGTAAGGTAGAAACATTATGAATATATCAGAGTTTGAAAAACCAGCTAATGAGAAATTAGCAAAAATTAACGAAGCACTTGACACATTATATGGGTTCAGAGTGTATGACACTATTGACATCAAAAAATTATATGATGTTAAAAAAGATCTTAAAACAAAGTTAGCAGAACTTGAAGCATCTTTACCATTCAATACAGCAAACACAAATCCAAAGTATATGAAGCATGTATTATTAGCAGAAGCAATTGATAACATGATTGAAGCAAAGAAAAAAGATCACGACAACGACGGTGATATTGATTCAGACGATTATATGGCGGCACGTGATAAAGCAATTAAAAAAGCAATGGGCAAAGATAAGAAAGATGAAAGTGTAAAAGAAGAACTTACTGATAAACAGAAAAAACTACCACCAGCATTGCAAAAAGCAATTGCTAAAAAACAAGGTGACAAACCAAAAGATAAAGTTGAAGAAAAAGTAAACTCATTAAAAGCTCTATTAGAACAAGAAGTTGAAAAAGCTGAAATAGTTATTGCGGCGAAAAGTCTTGTAGACGAATTACAAGATATGATTGAGCAAATGGGCAAAATGCAAAATGATGAATTAGGTGCAGTTGTTGATCAAATGTCATACCAATACGGTGCTGACAAGGCGGCTTCATTTAATCAAGCAGTTGCATCACAATTAGAAACTTTACTTGCTTCAATTAAATCAGCCAAAGAAGCAGTTAACAACGAAGTATTAGTTTTAACTGGCGAAGCACCTGCTCCAAGCGACATGGGTCCAGCTGATTCAGACTTAGGTGATATGGAAACTGATGCTGACGATGGTCAAGATTTAGAAGCTCCAGTAGATGATTTAACTGGTGGCGATGACTCAGCAAGTGGTCCAGAGGAAGATCCATTAGGTAGAGCCAAAAAGGCTTAACCAATGAAGATCTTTGAAGTCATAGGCGAAGACAAATACGTTGATCAATTAGACTCAGATATTAACTCTACAATTATTACAATGATGGCAAATGATGTTGATGAGATATCTATGTCAGATTTCCAAGAACAATTAAAAGGTTTAGGATCTGTAGTTGACGCAACAGCATTAAGATCATACTTACTTAAAAATGGAAAAATAAAATCAATTACCGGTGATAAAATCGTATTAGATACACCATCAAATAATCCAGCATTTAGCAAAAAAGATGATACAGCTGATCAAGTATCTAAAATGGCCACACAATCTGCTAAATCCAGCATTGACAAATAATTTTTTATTTGCTATAATAACAGAATGAATGAAACATTAACACCATCCAAATCTTTATTAGTTGAAAAATTTAAGTACGAACAATTTAAAAGAAAAAATCTTGATGGACAACGTTATTATGTAAACTCTAACGGTGATCCAGTTCCGTCAGTAACATCAATTTTATCTAAAACAAAAGACATGACGGCTCTTAATGCTTGGAAAAAAAGAGTAGGAGCCGCAGAAGCTCAACGTATTGTTACAGAGTCGGCAAATTTAGGTACAATCATGCACAAACATCTTGAATCATATATTGAAGGTGTGGAAAGACCTAAAGGAACTAATCAAGTATACGTACAGGCAAAAAATTTAAGTGAAACTGTGATTGAGCACGGGCTTAAAAATGTTGATGAAGTATGGGGTATTGAGACACATTTGGCGTTTCCAGGACTTTATGGAGGCACAGCAGATTTAATATGTGTACACGAAGGTGAACCTGCAATAGGTGACTTTAAAACATCACGCAAATTTAAGAAAAAAGAATGGATTGAAGATTATTTTATGCAGGCATCCGCATACGCACTAGCACATAATGAAGTATATGGTACAAATATACAAAAAGGAGTGATTTTTATGGTTACGCACGACAATGAATACCAGCAATTTGTGGTTGAAGGCGATGAATTTCAAACATTTACAAATAAGTGGCTTGATAGAGTTGAAACTTACTACAAAATGAATAAATAGTAGTATATTGGAGTAAGTCAAGTGGCAACAACATATACTAGAATTAAAAATAGACGTGGTTTAAGAGCAGATTTACCACAACCTTTAGCTGACGGTGAAATTGGTTTAGCAATTGATACACGTGAAGTTTATATTGGTACTGGTACACAAGATCTTCTTAATGCAGATGTACAAGTTAAGCCTTTTTTAGATGCACAAAAAGTAGTAGCAGATGATTTAGGAAACTTAACATCATCTTCTACGAACAATGGAATTTTAAATTTTAATACCACTGGAACAGAAGTTTTAAATCCCGCGGCAAATATTGCACTTGCATATTCTGGTAATTTTGGATTGCCAACAGGTCACCCGAAATTAAGTGGTGGACTAACTGAATCAGATATTGTTGTTACAAAATTTATTAATCAAGTACCAACAACATATGATCCATCACAATATGTATTATCATTTAGCGGAACAACTGCATACTTAAACTTCACTGGTTCTAACATTCCAGAAAGTGGTTCGAAAGTAGTTGTTTCTAAATGGACAAAAGAACAAGTTACAGAGCATCTTAGAGCTAGAGCAAATTGGTCAACAAGTTCAGGTGATGCTACATATAAAAAATATCAAGTAAATGATTTAGCCAACAATCAAGTATATGTTGATGTAACTACAGGAACTGGATTTGTACAGTTTGTAACCAACTCAGAAAAAACAGCATTATCAACAGCAAATGCAAGTGATAGTATTAACTTAATTGATGAACCAACAGCAATTAAACCAGCATCAACGTATGGAACTTTCTTAGGAGAGCATACAGCAGTTGGGCATACAGTAAGAGCAGTTGAAATAGATGCTAATTTAAAAATTGATTTGGATACACCTGAACAAGCAGTTAACCTTTCAAATTTTGTTAATAAAAAAAGAGGTCAATCTATATCAAGAGTAGCAAGTAATATTGAAATTTTTACAGAAGCAAGTTATCCACGATATTTGACTAATCAGTACGTAGCGTCAATGAAGAAAGCAACATTGACAAATAGTACTACAGACGTGATTTTAGAATATCCAGTTGCAGAAACTAATGTTTATAAAATTGACTATAGTTTGAAACTAGGATCTGAATTTAGAGCAGGAACAATTCATATTACAACTGATGGAACAGATACAGTAATCAACGATTCACACGTTGAAACTGCTTCAACATCAGATGTAACATTCTCAGCGGCATTAAGTAGTTCAAAATTGCAATTTAAATACACAAATGCAAATGCTTCAAATGCCAACCTATCATACAAGATAGAACGTTGGTTACAAGAGTAACCTTAGGTTGTTAACAGATTTTTTCTGTTAATATGAATTTAACTATTGCTTTTATCATGCAAGTGAAAGTATAATTAATATTATGCTGAATAAAAAGAAGTAAGGTATAGAGAGTATGAACGCAACAAAAAACCAAGAAGAAATTTTCATCATCAAAAGAGACGGACAACAGGAACCTTTAGATATCAATAAAGTTCACAAAATGACTGAGGCCGCTTGTGATGGGTTGTCAGGAGTTTCTTCTTCACTAGTGGAAATGAATTCTGGTCTACAGTTTTCCAATCAAATGACAACACAAGATATTCAAGAAGTCCTAATTAAGTCAGCAAACGATTTGATTACATTAGAAGCACCAAATTATCAATATGTAGCTTCAAGACTTTTATTGTTTACAATTAGAAAAGAAGTTTTTGGAAAACACATTGATCATCAGTATCAAGTTCCATTACAATTTTTGGTTGGTAGAAACATTGAAAAAGGTTTGTATGACCCAAACATTATGAAATGGTATAATGATGAAGAATTTAAAACATTAGATTCATACATAAAGCATGATAGAGATTATAATTTTACATACGCAGGTTTAAGGCAAGTAGCTGACAAATATCTTGTGCAAGATAGAAGCTCAGGTAAAGTATTTGAAACACCGCAGTATATGTATATGTTGATTGCGGCAACCTTATTTCATGATTATCCAAAAGAAACAAGAATGGGATATATCAAAAGATATTATGATGCTATTTCAAAATTTAAAATCAACATTCCTACTCCCGTTATGGCAGGAGTTCGTACACCATTAAAACAATATGCATCGTGTGTACTTGTTGATGTTGACGATACATTAGATTCTATTTTTTCATCAGACATGGCAATTGGTAGATACATTGCACAAAGAGCCGGCATTGGTATTAATGCAGGTAGAATACGTGGAATCAATTCACGTATTAGGGGAGGTGAAGTAGCACACACTGGTGTTGTCCCGTTTCTTAAAAAGTTCGAATCAACTGTGAGGTGTTGTACACAGAATGGAGTACGTGGTGGTAGTGCCACAGTCCATTTCCCTATTTGGCACCAAGAGATAGAAGACATACTTGTACTTAAAAACAATAAAGGTACAGAAGATAATAGAGTACGTAAACTTGATTACTCAATTCAAATGTCAAAAATATTTTATGAAAGATTTATTAAAGGTGGAGATATCACATTATTTTCACCACATGATGTACCTGGTTTGTATGAAGCATTTGGTACATCGAAATTTGATGCACTTTACAAAAAATACGAAAAAGATAATTCAATACCTAAAAAAACTATTCAAGCAAGAACACTTATTGGTGATGTATTGAAAGAACGTGCAGAAACCGGTCGTATATACATAATGAATATTGACCACACAAATGATCACAGTTCATTTCTTGATACTGTACGTATGTCTAACTTATGTCAAGAAATTACATTACCGACAGATCCTTTACAACACATTGATGGCAAAGGAGAAATTGCACTTTGTATTTTGTCAGCAATCAATGTTGGAGTAATTAAAGATATAAAAGAATTAGAAACATTATGTGATTTAAGTGTAAGAGGCTTAGAACAAATAATTGATCATCAAAAGTATCCTGTAAAGGCGGCAGAAATTTCAACAAAAGCAAGACGCTCATTGGGTATAGGATATATTGGACTTGCACATTATCTTGCAAAAAACAAAATGAAATATGAAGATAAAGAAGCATGGCAACTAGTAAATGAATTATCAGAAGCATTCCAATATTATTTGTTAAAAGCATCAAACACAATTGCAAAAGAAAAAGGTCCTTGTGATTACTTTAAGAAAACAAAATATTCAAAAGGTATTCTTCCAATTGATACGTATAAAAGAGATGTTGACACAATTGTATCTGCAAAATTAAAAATGGATTGGGAAGCATTAAGACGTGATATAGTAGAACACGGTATAAGACATTCAACACTATCAGCACAGATGCCAAGTGAATCATCTAGTGTTGTTGGAAACGCAACAAATGGTATTGAACCACCAAGAGGATATTTGTCAATTAAAAAATCTAAAAAAGGACCATTAAAGCAGATAGTACCACAGTATGAAACATATAAAAAGTATTATACATTGTTATGGGATATGCCAGGCAATGAAGGGTACATTAATGTTGTTGCGGCAATGCAAAAATACTTTGATCAAGCAATTAGTGGAAACTGGAGTTACAATCCATTACATTATGATAATAATGAAGTTCCAATGAGTGTGTTAACAAAAGATTTTTTAACAACATACAAACTTGGTTGGAAAACATCATATTATCAAAACACTTATGATTTCAAAGGTGAAGAACCAAATATAACAGATAACGAAAATACAATGACAATTGACGAAGCGGTTAATGGTCCTATAAAGAGAGCAGATTTTCAAGGTACTGATAAAGAATATGAAGAATATTGTGATTCATGTGCAATTTAATTTAAATAAGTATTGACAAGGTAGCAAAAGAGTATATAATAGAAATATGGCAAAGACAGTATTTAACAGAAATGAAATAGATTTTACCAAGGAGCCGATGT